AAATTAAATTAACTTAAATTAAATAAAATGGCAACAACAAAAGTAAAAGGTACAAGTAAAAAAATTAAAGAACTTAAAGGCATTAAACCTGAAAAAGTAAGTGATAATGACTTACAGAAGATTCAATCTATAGTTAGCGGAATAAACAAATCATATGTAGAAGTAGGTAGATTAGAAGCTGCTAAGCATAACCAATTACACATATTAGCAGGAATACAAGATGAATTAGCTTTATTGCAAGATCAATTAAAAAAAGAATATGGAACTGATGATGTAGATATTCAAACAGGTGAAATTAAATACAAAGAAAATGGCGAAGCTGATAAGAAAGATTAGTGTTGGTAAAGATTATAAAAACGATGCGATGCATTATTCTGTTGGTCAAGAAGTTTACGGAGGTCACAAGATCTGTGATATTTTAGAAGAAGAAGATAAATATTCTGTATATATCAGAAAGAATAAAGACGTATTACCTTGGAAGGACTTTAATAAAAACATGGCAGTATCTGTAGAGTATAATTTAGAATACTAATGAAAAGCGTTTACAACTTTGTTGTAATGCCAATAGGAGAAAGATATAATAATACTAAAAAATTAGAAGAAGGAGAAATAATCCTTAATACTGAGATTTTCAATCATCAGTATGTTAATAGAGAGGCGAAAGTTATATCAACACCTAAAGTTGGCGATACAGATATAAAACCAGGAGATACTGTAATAGTACATCACAATGTATTTAGAAGGTGGCATGATCAACATGGAGTAGAAAGAAATAGTAGAAGTTATTTCAATGAATCTACGTATTTAGTAAATCACGATCAAATTTTTTTATATAAAAGAAATAAAGAATGGATAGCCCCAAAAGGTTATTGTTTTGTAAAACCTTTAAAAGCTATAGATCAATTTAACACTGAATCTGAAAAACCGTTACAAGGTATAGTTAAATATTCAGATGGTACAGTTAATGTCGACGATTTAGTTGGTTTTAGGCCAGGTGGTGAATATGAATTTATTATTGATAACGAAAGACTATTTAGAATTTTATCTAATTTTATTACAATTAAATATGAATATCAAGGAAACGAAGAAGAATATAATCCAAGCTGGACATAAAGCCGTTGAAGAATTAATAAAGGTTGCTAGAGAAGCAATTGTAGATTCAGATGATGATATATCAGCAGATAGATTAAAAAACGCAGCAGCTACCAAAAAGCTAGCTATATTTGACGCGTTTGAAATACTTAACAGAATCCAAGAAGAAGCAAACTTGCTTGAAGGTAAAACACCTGAAAAAGCAGAGGAAAAAGTTTTTAAAGGATTCGCAGAAGGTAGATCGAAATAATGTATACTCAAGATTTAGTTAAAACAATAGAACCTGTAAAAAAGACTACTATTAGTAGACTTAATAAAGGTAAAAAATGGAAATATGGATATAATAAAGAACATGATATTATCGTTATATCAAAAACTGGTAAAATTGGGGAGATACTTGAAATCCAAAACCTTAGAATTGCTTTACCACCTGTGCCCATGCAAGTACATGGATTGCAAGAAAACAAATGGGTAAAAACAGAACAACCTAAGGAGTTATCTCGTTTAAAAAATATATTTGATTGGAGAAATTATCCAGAAGAAAAAAAGGATCAATGGTACGATTATATAGACGAAGAATTTAGAAGAAGAGAAGAAGGTTTTTGGTTTATGAATAATGATAAACCAACTTATATAGTGGGAACGCACTACATGTACTTACAATGGAGTAAGATTGATGTTGGTGCGCCTGATTTTAGAGAAGCAAATAGATTATTCTTTATATTTTGGGAAGCTTGCAAGGCAGACAAAAGGTGTTATGGAATGTGTTATTTGAAAAACAGACGATCTGGTTTTTCTTTTATGAGTTCTGCCGAAACTGTTAATTTAGCTACTTTAGCAAGTGATAGTAGATATGGTATACTCTCTAAAACAGGTGCTGATGCAAAAAAAATGTTTACTGATAAAGTTGTTCCTATATCGATTAATTATCCATTCTTTTTTAAACCTGTCCAAGATGGTATGGATCGTCCAAAGTCCGAATTGGCTTACAGAGTTCCTGCAAGTAAGTTTACAAGGAAAAAGATGGCGGCCACAGACGGTATGGAAGAAATTGAAGGTTTGGACACTACAATCGACTGGAAAAATACAGGAGACAATAGTTATGATGGTGAAAAACTAAATCTACTAGTACATGATGAGAGCGGTAAATGGGAAAGACCTGATAATATATTAAATAATTGGAGGGTTACAAAAACTTGTCTTAGATTAGGTAGTAGAATAGTTGGCAAGTGTATGATGGGCTCAACGTCAAACGCTTTAGATAAAGGAGGTGATAACTTTAAAAAATTATACAATGCATCAGATGTCACTAAGCGAAATAAAAATGGTCAAACAAAGTCTGGTTTATACTCTTTGTTTATCCCAATGGAATGGAACTACGAAGGATTTATTGATGAGCACGGATTTCCAGTGTTCACTACTCCTGGCGTCGATGTGCTTGCCCCAGACGGTGAACTGATAGATTTAGGGGTAATAGATAGTTGGCAAAACGAAGTTGATGGACTGAAAGGCGATCATGATGCTTTAAATGAATTTTACCGACAATTTCCTAGAACAACAGAACACGCTTTTAGAGATGAGACAAAAGGAAGTATATTCAATCTTGTTAAAATATACGAACAGATAGATTATAATGAAGAAATGTCAAGAGCACTTGGAGTTACTCAAGGTAATTTTCAATGGATAAGTGGTATCAAAGATACTCAAGTAATATTTTATCCTGATCCCAAAGGTAGATTTAAAATAAGTTGGGTTCCACCTCAACATTTACAAAATAAAGTGGTTTTAAAAAACGGCATAAAATATCCTGGTAATGAACACATGGGAGCGTTTGGTTGCGACTCTTATGATATATCAGGAACCGTAGATGGACAAGGATCTAAAGGAGCATTACACGGCTTAACCAGGTTTAGTATGGAGGACGCTCCTGCGAATAGTTTCTTTTTAGAATACTTATCAAGACCACCTACGGCAGAAATATTTTTTGAAGATGTTTTAATGGCATTAGTGTTTTATGGAATGCCAATATTAGCAGAGAACAATAAACCTAGATTATTGTACTATTTAAGAAGAAGAGGTTATAGAGGATTCAGTATGAATCGACCTGATAAAACTTGGAATAAATTATCTGTAGCAGAAAAAGAAGTTGGTGGTATACCTAATTCAAGTGAAGATATAAAACAAGCACATGCCGCTGCAATTGAGATGTATATACAAGACCATGTCGGTATAAAACAAGATGGCACGTTTGGTGATTTATATTTTAATGATTTATTAAATGATTGGTCGAGGTTTGATATAACAAAAAGAACAAAGTTCGATGCCACGATAAGCTCTGGATTAGCTATAATGGCTAATAATAGGCATTTATATGCTGCTAATCCAAAAAGAGAAAAACAACCATTGAATATACATATTTCTAAATACGAAAACAGAGGAAATATGTCAAAAATAATTAAACAATAATATGAATAGAAGAACTTTAAATAATTATTTTCCTAGTCAAGTTGTAAGCGATGCTGAGAAGATTAGTTACGACTACGGTTTAAAGGTTGCTAAAGCTATAGAACACGAATGGTTTGGCAATAGTTCTAATAGTAATAGATATAGTCATGGGTTAAATAGTTTTCATAATTTAAGATTATATGCTAGAGGTGAACAATCAATACAAAAATATAAAGATGAATTATCTATTAATGGTGATTTATCATATCTTAATTTAGATTGGAAACCAGTTCCAATCATTCCTAAGTTTGTAGATATAGTTGTTAATGGTATATCAGAAAGATTATATGATATAAAAGCTTATTCTCAAGATCCAGCAGGCGTTAGCAAACGTACTGAATATATGGAAACTATATTAAAAGATATGAAGCTAAAAGAGTTTGATGCTCAAACGAAGGCGGCTTTAAATATAGACTTATCACAAACACCCCCAGAAAAACTTCCAGATTCAGAAGATGAATTAGCTTTACATATGCAGCTTAATTATAAACAAGCTGTAGAACTAGCTAATGAGCAAGCGATAAATGTATTAATGGAAGGTAATAGATATGAATTAATAAAGAAAAGATTTTTCTATGATTTAACAGTTTTAGGCATTGGCGCTGTTAAAACATCATTTAATTCTTCTGAAGGTGCTAAAATAGAATATGTTGATCCTGCTAATTTAGTTTATTCTTATACTGATTCTCCGTATTTTGAAGATATTTATTATGTTGGAGAAGTAAAAGAAATACCAATAAATGAATTAGCTAAAGAGTTTCCTTTCTTAGAACATGAAGACTTAGAAGAAATAACTAAAAAATCTAATAGATACACAGACGGAATTAATAGGCGTAACAATGATTATGATAATAATAAAGTACAAGTTTTGTATTTTAATTATAAAACCTATATGAATGAAGTTTATAAAGTAAAAGAAACCGCTAGTGGTTCTATGAAAATAATACCAAAAGACGATAACTTCAATCCACCGACAAATATAGATTTTAAATTCTCTAAAATTCAAAGATCAATAGAATGTCTTTACGAAGGAGCTATGATACTTGGTACTGAAAAACTACTTAAGTGGGAAATGGCTAGAAATATGATGCGTCCTAAAAGTGATTATACTAAAGTAAAAATGAACTATAGTATAGTAGCTCCTAGAATGTACGAGGGACGTATAGAATCACTTGTAAGCAGAATAACTGGATTTGCTGATATGATACAGTTAACTCATTTAAAACTTCAACAGGTAATGTCTAGAATGGTTCCTGATGGTGTTTATTTAGATGCAGATGGTTTGGCTGAAATTGATTTAGGTAACGGAACTAATTACAATCCACAAGAAGCTTTAAACATGTTCTTCCAAACGGGTTCTGTTATTGGTAGATCATTAACTCAAGATGGTGATCCAAATCAAGGAAAAATTCCTATTCAAGAGATAAATAATAGTGCTGCCTCCGCTAATAAAATGCAAGGTTTAGTTAATACATATAATTATTATTTACAAATGATTAGAGACACGACTGGATTGAATGAAGCTAGAGATGCTTCAACACCAGACGCTAAGTCATTAGTTGGTATACAAAAAATGGCAGCAGCAAATTCTAATACAGCAACAAGACATATATTACAAAGTGGTATGTATTTAACAGTTGAAGTAGCGGAATCATTATCTCTTAGAATATCTGATATATTAGAATATTCTCCAACTAAAGAAGCTTTTATACAATCTATAGGTTCTCATAATGTTGCTACGTTAAAAGAGATGTCAGAATTACATTTGTATGATTTTGGAATATTTTTAGAGTTATCGCCTGATGAAGAAGAAAAACAAATGCTTGAAAACAATATTCAAACATCAATACAACAAGGTTCTATAGATTTAGAAGATGCTATTGACTTAAGAGGTATTAGAAATGTAAAGCTAGCTAATCAAATGCTAAAAATTACTAGAAAAAAGAAAGCTGAAGAAAAACATAAAAAAGAACTTGAAATGACTGAGGCCCAAGGTAAGTCACAAGCCGAAGCATCGCAAGCTGCAGCTCAAGCAGAAACGCAAAAAGCGCAAGCTGCTCATCAACTTAATGTAGAATTAGAGCAAACAAAAGGACAAATCAAATCTCAACAGATGCAAGAAGAAGCTAAAATTAAAAAAGAATTGATGCAAATGGAATTTGAGATAAACATGAAACTTCAACAAATGAACATGCAGGAAGTTGATATGAAAGAAACAAGAAAGGAAGATCGTAAAGATGACAGAACAAAAATGCAAGCATCACAACAAAGTGAGCTTATAGACCAAAGATTAAATAAAAAACCACCTAAAAAGTTTGAGTCCTCAGGTAATGATATAATGAGTGGCGACTTCGGTTTAGGCGCATTTGGTCCTAAGTAAAATTATTAACTATTATTATATTATATTATGGCAAAAAAAGAAGAACCAGTCGTGGATAACGAAACTGGAAAAATCAAAGTAAAAGGTAAAAAAGAACAACAACCTACTAATAACAAAACAGAAGGTAATGTTACCAAAGTTCAAGAGAAAATGAAAATGAAACCTAAAGATTTAAGTCAAGAGACTATAACTAAGGTTGATTTAAATAAACCAATTAAACCAGAAGAAAATGAAACTAAAGAAGATAACACTAACGACAGCGGAGTGGTTGCAGAGTCTGAAAATGCCAACGCCTCACAGGAACAAGAAAAAGTACAATCGGAAGTTCAAGCACAAGAAGCTAAGGCACTAGAAAATCGCCCGGTATTAGAAGAGATAAACAAAGAGGTGAATAAAATATCTACCGAAGCAAAAGAAGCTATTATTGAGTCTGAGGCTACCGGAGAACCATTGCCAGAAAATATCCAAAAGTTAGTAGATTTTATGGAAGAAACTGGGGGAGATTTAAATGATTATGTAAAATTAAATAGAGATTACTCTGAAATGGATAATCAAGATTTATTGCATGAATATTATAAGCAAACAAAACCTCATTTAAACAACGAAGAAATTAACTTCCTTATGGAAGACCAATTCTCTTATGACGAAGAGTCAGATGACGAAAGAGAAATACGGAGAAAAAAACTAGCGCAGAAAGAGCAAGTTGCCAGCGCTAAAGCCCACTTGGATGGCTTAAAATCCAAATACTATGAAGAAATTAAAGCTGGATCTAAATTAACTGAAGATCAACAAAAAGCAATAGATTTTTTCAATAGATACAATGAAGAATCAGAAGAATCTAAAAAAATAGCAGATCAACAAAAATCTACTTTTTTAAATAAAACTGAAAAGGTTTTTGACGATGAATTCAAAGGTTTTGAATATAACGTCGGAGATAAAAATTACAGATTTAATGTAAACAATGCTAGCGAGATTAAGAACACTCAAAGCGATATTAATAATTTTGTCAAAAAGTTTTTGAATGAAAATAATGAAATATCAGATGCTGAAGGTTATCACAAATCTTTGTATACAGCAATGAATGCAGATGCTATTGCAAAACACTTTTACGAACAAGGAAAAGCTGATGCTATGCAAGATAGTATTACAAATGCTAAAAACGTAGATATGAATCCTAGACAATCACACGGCGAGGTAAATGTTGGTGGTGTAAAAGTAAGAGTGCTTGGAGAAGATTCTAATGATTTTAAATTTAAAATTAGAAACAAAAATAAATAACAATTAAAAATTTACAATTATGGCAATTACTGCAGGTGGTAATTTAAATAGTGTACCTAGTCCAATTCAACAGGCACTACAATCAAATTACCTAGACTTATCATCTACAAGTGGATGGGGTCAACAATATGTACCAGATCTAATGGAGAAAGAAGCTGAGGTTTTCGGACCTAGAACTATTTCAGGTTTCTTATCACAAGTTGGAGCTGAAGAATCTATGACGGCTGATCAAGTTATTTGGTCTGAGCAAGGTAGATTACACTTATCTTACAAATGTGAGGTAAAATCAAATACTACTATCGAAATTCAATCCGATATAGATGGTAATAATTCAGATACTACTAACGGTATTTCTGGTTCTGGTGACTCACCAATCAGACACGGTGTTAGAGTTAATGATACTATTATTATATCTGATACGACTAACGGTGTGGTTAAAGCTTTAGTTACTGTTGTAGCTAATGATTTGATTACTGTAGCTCCTTATGAAGCTGCTACATTAACTGGTACTACAGCTGCTTTAGCAACTACAATACTAGTTTATGGTTCTGAATACGGTAAAGGTAGATCTTATGGAACAGCTGCTGACGCAACTGTAGCTACTGAGCAAAGAGGTGCTAACGAGCCAGATTTCAAAACTTTTATGAATAAGCCAATCATTTTAAAAGATTACTACTCTGTATCAGGTTCTGATGCATCTAGAATCGGTTGGGTTGAGATTACTGGTGAAGAAGGACAATCTGGTTACTTATGGTACTTAAAAGCTGAAGCTGACACAAGAGCACGTTTTACTGATTACTTAGAAATGGCAATGTTAGAAGGTGTTTTAGG